TTTATTGTAGTAGAAAGGTTTTGAAACTTTGTCATTTTTTCACCTTTAAACTCTCCAGTTTCATAAACTAAACCTTCTTGATTATTAAACTGCACCAAATCATCTTCACTAAAAAATCCATTAAATTGTTCATTATATAAATCACTAAATATTTGTGCGTATGTTTGAAAACGTCCTTTAATACCTGCAATAAAACCAGCTCTTCCAGGTTTTTCAAGAAAAGATCTTTCTAACTCATCAAGTGTTAATAATGCTCTGTCTGTTGTTTGTAAACCTGTTAATAAATCTCTAAAAGTTGTCATACCTTTTGTTGATTTAAAATCATTTGGTGAACCTGTAATTGATAAAGGCACTTCTACAATACCTTCAGGATTTTCTATAAGTTCCATAATAGGATAACCATCCTCACCTATTTTATTTGTTGGTCTATAATATTGTGGAGGCGTGAGCCCTGTTCCGTCTTCCGTAATACTTTGTACAACAAACGCGTCAAATGGTGTTCCTACGTCTCCACTCTCATCTGTGTAAGCAACCTGTACTTGTTTTGGTTTTATACCATCTAATTGAAAATCCATAAATTTACTCTGAGCTGCTTTCATTACCTCATTGTAAATTTTCATAGTATTTTGATTTTGTGTTAACACTGCATCATAATTTTTACCTGCAATATCCATCATAATACCTCTGTTTGATTCATCAATTGCTTTTTTTTCTAATATGTCTTGTGCATCTCGTTGTAATTTAGCAGTTATTTTAGCCGCGTTATTTTGTTTAGCTTCATTAGCTTGAGCCATTTTTATTTTAGATAAATCACCTGCAAGTTGTGCACCTGAGTCAGCTAGCACTGCGCCTATTCTACCGCCTTCTGTTGGTCTCATTAGACCAAAACCAAATTGTGCTAGAGCTAATTTTTTTTGACCACTCATATCAGTAGTTGCATACATAGCATCTATTTGTTCATCCGTAAGAGAAGGTGTACTATACTTAGGATCATTAGGGTCACGTAAGAAAGGCAACAAATAACTTGCTGCATCTAACGGAAGTATGTTCGGTTCTTTAGGAAAAAACTGACTAGAAATAGTTTTAGGGTATTGTCCTTTAGGAGTAATTTCATCGACAGTTTCATCAAATACATCATCCATTCCTACTTGTTCATCTGGTCTAGTTACCATTTATTCTCCTAAATTGTTCCAAGTCCAAAAGCAGATCCTGCTGCTGTACTATCATTTAATATACCATATGTTCCAAGTCCTGCACCAATTGCTCCAAGTAATGGATTAGTGTATGGCGGTGTTTTGTATTGAGCAGTTGCTTGATATGAAGGTATACCTTGCATAATATCTGCAAAGTAACCTAATCTTTTAAGTGGTTCTTGTTGAGTTTCTGTAGCCATTCTAAACTTCTCGTTTTCAGTTTGTTGTTGTTGTGCCTGTTGTGCTCCTCCTAAAGTAAATAATGAGCCAAGTCCTTGTTGTTGCATACCAAATTGCTGTGCTCCGAGGCCCGCGACCTGTGCTCCAAGTTGCGATGTTTGTTGACCTAAGTTAGCTTGTGTTTGACCTAGTTGACCAAATATAGGGGCTGCTGATAAACGTCTACCAGCCGCTGATTCAGATAAACCAATAGCTTTACTTTGCGCTTGTTCAAAGTTTTGAGCAAGATCTTGAAAAACTCTTCGTGATTTAATATCTAAAATGTTTTTATCTAGTTCTGCCTCTTGCACTGCTTGGCGTGAGCCACCAAAAGCACCAGCTCTCTGTGCTTGATCTTCTAATTGATTTCGCTGTATGGCAGCTTGCTCATCCATTTGTTTAAGAGCTTCTTTAGTTACATCACTTTGATACTGATTAAAAAATTGTTGATAGTTGCTTGTAGATGGATCAAATTGTTTTTGTGCTGCTTGTAGTGAAGGAATACCCATAGCGGATGTTGTTTGACCAGCGCCAATTCCTTGCATACCAACTCCAATTGCATCTTGAGCTGTTTTAAAATAAGGATCAAAGGCTGCGCCTGTTCCTGTTGGTAATCCTGTTGTAGGATCTATACCATACAATCCTGCTGTGCCTTGAATAGCACCTGTTTGTAATGGTTGAAATCCTATTATTCCTTGTTTTGGAATACCGCCTGAAAAAGGTTTTTGTGTAGCATCAAAAGCACCTTGTAAAAGGTTACGTTGAAATTCTTCTATATATGCAGGAGGTTGTTGAAATCCATATGAAACAGCCATTATATTATACCCTTACCTTTTGAAGACTCTGGGTCTAGTTTATTCATCATATTATACATTGCTTTTGGTCCACCTGCATTGTCTACCGCTTTAGCTGTAAATACGAACTCACCGTTGCTTAACATTGCTGGAATCTTGTCGTCTTTTGGTCCTCCAGGACCATCTATCATTCCTAATTTTCTTGGAAAAAATGCTGTAATACCAGGATTATCTTCTATTTTACTCATCATTTGTTTACCACTCATACGTGGATCAAATATTTTTGGATCAATACCTGAATTACCATTCATATTTCCACCTGTTGCTAGAGCAGGAATTATTCCTGAAATTTTATTATTAGGGTTAAAAGGCATTGCACCTAATCCTCCTGTACCACCCATTTTTAACTGAGCAATACCACCATTTGCACTTGTTACAGTTTCTTCTTCAATTATTCTACCATCTGAATCATATTTAAAAGGTTTATATGTTTCAAAACGATCTTCAACAAATGGGCTACCGCCTGTTGGGTCGCCATCATATTTATTTGTTACATACATTAATCTATCTTGATACTCTTTTTCTCTTCTAAGAGCGTCTTCTCTTTCTTGATCAAATTGTTTCTTGGCTAAGAGTGCATTTACAAAAGGTAATAAGTCTTTTATACCTCCTAATCCTCCTAATCCTCCTAATAATTTTTGAGTATTACCTAATAAACCTGACCCTTCAATTGCTTGTTGATGAGTTAATGGACCTGTTGCTCCTCGAGCAAAATTTCCTAGTAAATTTCGTCCACTTCCTAATAATGTTTCTAATCCAAAAGCTTTACCACCTGGCAGAATTCCTGCTCCAAGTCCTAGACCTGCTCCTGCAAGAACAGCTAGCGGATTATCTTGGGCAAAACTGCCGACATCTTTTACTGCCTTACGTACTCTTCTAAAAATCTTTCCTAACATGTTCTCCTTAGCAATTCATGATATTGTTTAAAGGCAAGGAGGCTGGCCTTGATTGTAAGCCTATTTAATTGTATATTTATAGGCAAAATATTGCTATATGACAATACATATTTGCATGAAAGAAAGGATACCATGGAAAAGAAAGACGAAGTAATAACATTTGAAGCCATTAGACCTTTTGGTCCAACCATAATTAAAGGTAGACTGCCCGAACGCATAATTAAATTAATGGATGATAAAGCATCAGAAATGATGAGTGATAAAGATTTTTCTAAAAAATTTGATCACGCACCTAACCTTGCAGGTAACGTTAAACAAGAAGTACGTTATGATCCTGCGTGGATGGGAAGTCAAGACTGTGCACCGATGATAGAGTTTATTGGTGAAATGGTAAAACAATATATTTCTATTCCACCTGCTAGTGAAACAATTAGTCCTGAATTTGTTGGTCAGATGGTTGTGCAATCTATGTGGGTTGTGAGCCAGTGGGCAGGAGACTTTAATCCTTTTCACATACACGAGGGACAATTATCAGGTGTAATGTATTTACGTGTACCTCCTAGTTTACCAGAAGAATACGCCAAAGAAGATCACTATCCAACAGTTGGAGACATTTGTTGGTTTAATGGTCAAGCAGCTACGTTTAGTGGTCATAAACATCAACATTCTCCAAAAGTCGGAGACATATTTTTATTTCCTCATTGGTTAGCGCACGGCGTTTATCCTTTTCGTACACAAAACGAAGAAAGACGATCTGTGTCTTTTAATTTAGAATTAATAAAAAAAGAAGAAAATACTGAAATTAAATGAAGCCAAAAGAAATTATTTCTCAACATTTGTATGGTGAAACTTATTTAGGTTTTGATAAAGACTATTTAAATAAAATTGAATCTTCAATTGAATTACTTAGAAGAGGAAATGTTAATGGAAGAGTTGTTTCTAATAATTCTTTTGGATGGCAATCTGATATGCTTCCTGAAAACGGTGTTTTTTTAAATTTAACCAAAGCTATTTTAAAAAAAATATTTATTTTTTGTCAAAATATAGATCAGTTACAGTTTTCAAAAGTAACATTAAAAGGTTTTTGGGCCAACATAAATTACCCTGGAGATATTAATTGGTCACATAATCATGCAGGAGACATATCAGGAGTTTATTATATAAACACACATGAAAACTCTGGGAATTTAATATTAGAGTCTTTTAATTTTAGTCCTAATAATAAAATAAGTGCTCATTTACGACACACTAATGTTAAAACTATTAGTCCTGAAAATGACAAACTTGTTGTTTTTGATTCAATGTGTTTTCATCGAGTGTTAAAAAATTTATCTGACAAACCAAGAATAAGTTTAAGTTTTAACGTAGGGTTAGATGATTGATATAAATAAAGTTCCTATGGTCCGTGTGACGTGGGTTGATGCCCGTGATACAGAGACAGGTTGGCTTGATATAAAAGATGTTATAAATGCTCACTTAGCTATCTGCCAAGAAGTAGGTTGGATGGTAACTAATAACGAAGAAAGAATAGTTATTATGCGTTCTTATAGCAAAGATAAAGATGACATATCAGGCGGGGGAGCCATAGCTATACCTAAAGCATGGATAAAAAAAATAGAATATTTAACAGTAAGTTATGCTACTAAGTAAAAAAAACGTAAAAAGTATAAAAAAAAATAAAGTTACTTTTATTAAAAATTTTACACAAATTGAAAATATTTATGATTTTAATAAGCTGTCTGTTTTAATAGATAATTACTCATTACCTGTAGAAAATAAAACTAATCAATTAAATACTTTTAATTCTATTTGGCAGTTAAAAAATATACATAAATTAGATTCTCTTTTTTTTACCTACATAGATTTTTTACAAAAAATTTTTAAATATAATTTAACAACAAAAGACGGTGTAGATTTATTTTTTTCTTTTGTTACAAACATAGGAGTTTCTCACGCAGATACAGAAGATGTTTTTTTAATTGGTCTTTATGGCAATACAATTTACAGGGTAATAGAAAACAACAAAGACTTTATTTTAGAAAAAGGAGATCTTTTATTTGTTCCTAAAGGAACACAACATAAAGCAATATCGTTAACTCCTAGAGTTGTAGCTTCTGTAGGATATTTTGGAGGTAAGTTATCTAATGACTAAAATATTTATAGGAACACCTTGTTATGGTGGCATGATTACAGCAGATTATTTTAAAAGTTGTTTGCAATTAACAGCACTAGCAGCAACTAAAAAAATAGAAATACAATTTGGTACGATAGGTAATGAGTCTTTAGTAACTAGAGCTCGTAATACATTAGTTCAATTATTTATGGACGAACAAAAATATACTCATCTTTTATTCATAGATGCCGACATTGCTTTTAATCCTGAAACAATTTTTCGTATGTTAGAACTAGACAAAGAAGTAGTAACAGGGATTTATCCTCGTAAAACCATTGATTGGCGCAAAGTAAAAAAAAGAGTTATTGACAATAACAACATTACCATACCTGAGTTACATGCTGCTTCATTAGAATATAATCTTAATGTTAAGAATCCTGAAAAGATTTCTGTAAAAAATGGATTTATAGAAGTTTTAGACGGTGCAACAGGATTTATGTTAATTAAAAAACAAGTATTTGAAAAAATGGCTAAAGCATACCCTGATCTTAAATTTAAATCTGATCAACATTTAAATGATCCACACGATACAAGATTTAATTATCACGATACTTCTGATTGGAATTATGCATTTTTTGATACAATGATTGACCCTGAAACTAAAAGATATTTATCTGAAGACTACGCCTTTTGTCGTTTATGGCAAAAAATAGGGGGAAGTGTATATGCAGACATTACAAGCGGCATGACACATTATGGAAATTATGCTTTCAAAGGCAACGTAGCTACTCAATTCTTGCCACAGACTAAGAAATAATTTAGTATGTGCCTGCATGCAATTAACCGATTTAAAGTTTAACCCTGGTATAGATAAACAGGATTCTCCGTACGCAGCGGGTGATGATCGTCGTTATGTTGACGCACAATTAGTTAGATTTCATTACGGAAAACCTGAAAGATGGAAAGGTTGGCAATATTTACCAAATCCTAATGAAACACTTATAGGTGTAGTTAGAGACACACACGCTTGGATAAGTTTAAATGGTACAAGATATTTAGCTATAGGCACAGATAGAAAACTGTATTTATACTCTGAAGGAGCTATATTTGATATTACTCCTATTAGACGTACAAGTGGTACTTTAACAAATCCTTTTGAAACAACAAGTGGTGGCTCAGGAGTTACTGTTACTGATGCTAGTCATGGCGCAGAAGTAGGTGATTTTGTACAATTTAGTGATGGTACCACTAATAATGTGGTAGATGGTTTAGAATTTAACAATGAGTTTGAAATAATATCAGTTATTAATCCTAATAGTTATACGATTAATTTTCCTACTAATGCTACAGGGTCTACAGCCGCGGGCGGTGGGTCGGTAACAGCTACTTATCAAATATCTGTTGGAAATTCTACGTCAACTTACGGATATGGATGGGGCGTTTTAACATGGGGATTAAGCACATGGAGCACCCCACGTTCTTCTTCAAGTGTAACTCTTTTTGCAAGGCAATGGTCTTTAGATAATTTTGGTGAAGACCTTGTAGCTACTGTTTTAAACGGCGGAACTTTTAAATGGGATACTTCAAGTGGTACAGGAACACGAGCCGTGAGCCTTGGCGCAACAGCACCTGTTGCTTCTCGTTTTAATATAGTTT